TCAAACCGCCTCCAGTTCTTTTTCTATCTCTTCTGCTTCAAGGAAATCTTCCGCTAATCCCTGAAGGACTCTTATATTCTTTTTCTCTTCCAGCTCTGCAATATTGGCTTCTCTCTTGATCTTGCTGATCTTGGCCAACTTCTTGTCTTCCTCTGTCAGACGTTTCCGGATTGCCTTCTGCCAGCCTTTCAGGAATACCCTGATTTCCTCGATTCCCGGTTCTTCGTCATAATAGCTTCTGTGCTGTCTGATCGCGCCTCCCGGCTCTACTTCGATCGTGTAGAATGGGATCCCCGGTGTTTCCTGTCTTCGCAGGAAACAGATATATGTCTCTCTGCTCTCGATCCTGTCAAAATATCGTTCACTGCTGCCGGCGCAATGATGCAGCGCACGTCCTTCTTTCACGATATCCACTAACGTGTTCGGTACAATGATCTTATATTCTTCATCTTCGTACTCATATCGGCTCTTGATCTCTTTCAGGATCTCTTCTGCTTCCGGAAACTTCTGCCGCATCTCCTGTGCATATGCTTCTTTTCCCTCTGCATTGTTTTCCAGTTCTTTCAAGATCTGTATCTGCTGCCGGTCTACAACGACTTCATCATGTCTGCGTTTTAGTTCTCTTGGACGATAGACCATCTCGTCAGCCATATTTTTACAACACGCTTCACACATACTGAGATAATCTTTATATTCTTCAAGAACAGCTCTTGCCGTCATTCCTGCATACTGCTCTTTTTTCTGCCTTTCGATGTAGTTCATGATCTTCTGTGGACTCATATATTTTTCCAATCCCCGGATGTCGCTTGGTTCTATCTCATTCTTCATCATCCACTGTACTGTCTCTTTTGAGATCTTCTGCCCTGTCTCGTCTGAATACTGCATCCAACGTACCATTCTGTTCCCACCATGTTCGTCACGAATCCGGTTGATTTTCTGACGGTCTTGGATTCTGAACATTCCCTCAATGCTTTCCTCTCTCATGTCCAGTGGTCCATAGTATTGTGTCGGATATCCCGGATAGTCTGTACAGCCGATCGTATCTCTCAGCAGATTCCAAAAGCGTCCTTTTGCCAGGTACTCGATCTTCTGTGCATATCCTTTCATCTGTCCTGTCCCTGCCACAAGTCTGTTGTAGTTCAGTTCCATTCCCGTCTTCGATAAATGCTCCAGGACTCTTGTTGCTTCGCTGTAAGTGGTTCCGTCTAATATCTGGCCAAATTCTCCCGGATACAAGTAACCTTCTCTTGCTCTTAGATTTTTCCGGTTTCCTTTTGTCCATCCATCCCAGGAGTCCTCGTAATAGATCATGTATGTCTTCTTCAATTTTCTGTTGGAGTAGACCTTGTACAATAAAATTCTGATTTCATCTCCAAGCTCTACATAATGTCTTCCATTGTCCCATCCGACCTTTGCTTCTATGATCCGAAGCACGCTTGTATCTTCATCTACCGGCTGGATGAGATAGCAGCTCTTCCATTTCTGTTCGATATGGTCTGTTCTTGTCTTTGCCCTCACCAGTTTTCCGCAGGAAGGGCAGAATACCATATCATTGTGCCGGATCTTCTTTTCTCCATCCCGTCGTTTGATTTCTTCCGGCCAGCTGGATTCCCCGCAGTTCGTACAGACAAATTCTTTCGTTTCCCTATTCCGGAACATGTAATCCTCTCCTGCTGCCTGTTCAAAGAACCATTCTCTTAGATTCTTCGGACGACCTGGAACTTTTCTCATCAGGTTCATGAGTTTTATTTTCCGGTTTGTTTCACATCTTTCCCTGATCTCGCTGTTATAGCTATGTTCCAATCCGTTGATTCTCTCCCACGGGCTGTTGTTCCACGCTCTGTGTCTAATCAATTCTTTGATCCTGTTTGCGTCTTTCTTCTGCAGTTTCGGATAATCGTCATATGTTCTCCATTCCCAGTCTCGCCAGTCCTCGTTCAGTGCATTCAGGATGCCGCCTTTTCTCCACCCATGTTGCTCTTTCCAGTACTCATGTTCCCCTGTCTCACAGTTGATACAGTACCGTACCAGCAGTTCCTTCGCCTGATAGATATTTAGGATCAGGATTTCCCCCAACTCCTGTAGCGTGGCTGTGAGTCCTTTTCCTGCCGGTTTCTTTGGTTTAATGCGTTCAATCGCTTTTCGTTTCATTTCTGCACCTCCACCCATTCTCTTTCTTCTGTCATGGAATAGATCTGATGTGCTTTCGCTTGTATTCCGTCAACATTCCTCACGCCTGCTGCCACTGGCTTGCCTTTCTCATCCTCTACGATCAGTCCGATCACTGTTCCGTATTCGCCTTTCACTTCCGGATGTTTTCCCCTCGCAATCGCTATCTTTGTCTCTCCGATCGCTTTTGACCTCTCTTTTTCTGCGTATGCACCTCTTTCTCTTTTCTCCCACGTTCTCTTCGGATGGATGATCATATATTCCATTGCTGCCATTGCAATCTCCATAAGTGTCAGTTCTCTTAATAATGTCAGCTCTGTAGATACGACCATTGAACATCCATCCTCTTCGTCTATACTCCCGCCAGCTTCGCACAGGAAGAATTTGTTCTTCCCATCGATCGGATACCACTGCAGGCAATCCAGGATATACTCCGCCGCATGGAATCCAGTGGATCTTGTTTTGCTTTTCTCTTCTTTGTAGGTCTTCCCTTTCTCGTACTGGAATGTCCCTTTTCCGTGTTTTGCCTGAATTTTTTCGTTGAAACCTTTGTACACTCTCATTTCTTCTCACCTAGATAATACCCTCTCACAATCTCTTTGATCTGTGCCTTTCCTGGTATGCTGATATACAACGGTGGTGTCAATCCTGCTGCCTTTGTGATCCTGTCATCCAACTGTGCTTTGTCGTTAAATGCATTCTTTAAGATCAGAGCCATGCAGTCTTTCAATGACTTCCCTTTTCTTCTGACTGCAAAGGCCATCTCTTCGTCCTCTAAACATAACTGCTCGATAAAATCCGTCCAATCTCTCAATGCTCCTATCAGACTCAGATCTTTCGCTTCCAGTTCCAGCTTTCCCATTGCCGCAAGACTCGGTGTTGTCAGTTCCTCGATTGCACCGGTGCAAAAGTCCTCTGCGTCTTCCGGATCCAGTCCGTTCTCCTCTGCGATTGTCTTGATCGCTTCTAAGTCCCCCTCTTCCAACTGTGCTTTGACCGCACGGTTGATCTCCTCGTAAGAATCAAATTCTCCAAATTTATCAAACATCTTTATACCTCTTTTCCTTGTAAGTACGCTTGTAGCGCCTCCTTATACTCGCTGTCTTTTTCATACACAATTTCTATTTCGTGTTCTGTGCTCTCTTCCAAGAACATTTTCCACAGATCTTGATTCTGTATGCCTTTTCCATCTGATTTCTTCCACTCTGCTCGTCTCCACTTTTCTGGATTATCTGCCAGTATCATGTTCTTGATGTACGTGTTCCTCGTGTAGAACACAACTCTGCATGGTTCTTTAAGCTTTTGCAGTGCATAGATCATTGCCAGAAGCACGCTGCGGTTATAAGTTGTTCCTTCCTCTTCTCCTTTCAGGAATCGGTCTTCAATATCTCCGTTTCTCCTTGTAAATGTTAAGGCTGCAGCATATCCTCCTCTCTTTGGTGCTGCCGGTCCTGTGATCGTGGTTTCTATGTAGATCTTCACCGTCTTCATTCTTCAAATCCTCCTGTTCAGCCTGATCAATGTATATCTCCGGTATTTGAATCCTGTAGCCGGATTGATTCCTTCATAGCTCTTGGCAATGTAATAGCCGTTCTTCTGTTTTATCTCTTTTGGCCATCTTGCCAGTTTTTTCTTCTTTGGTGGTTTCAGTGGCATGTTCCTCGAAGTGCTGTAACTGGATTCGCTGAGTCTTGGCTTGTCCCTCTTTCCATCCTCCCTCTTTTCTCCCACCTTCTCGTTTTTGGTGATGTAGGATGCGAGCTGTGAGAAATCCTCTTCGTAGTATTTGCTTTTCTCCAGTTGTTCTGCATAGATTCCACCATGTGGCCAACATTCCTCCACCCAGCGGATCGTATCCCGGCATCCGGTGATGACCATGTGAATGTGCCATGCTCCCTTGGTTCCCTTCTCAATGTTCCGGATCCAGCGCAATTCGATCTGTTCTTTCTTGTATCTTGTTCTTAGCTTACTTATCAGATTCGTGAAATCCTTCTTTGCTTTCGCCATATCCGGTGGTCTTGCTTCGACTCTGTACGTCAACGTCAGGAAGTAGTCCCCCTTTCCAAAGTACTCCAACAATCTGTGTCTGGCTGTCTCTGCCTTATTCATAGCGTTCACCACTGCCATCTGCTCCGGTGTAGGCTTTCTCTTCTTTTCTCTTGGCAGTCCTCTTGCTCCATACCTGCCATCATGGTATTCCTTCACCTCCAGGACGTCTCCTTTCCGGAAGGTGTGTGTAACTCTCTTCGTTGCCATCGTATACCTCTATCTTTAATATCTTAATCGAGTATTAAAATGGGGCAGAACCCCTGTTTTTCTTGACTTCCTGCCCCACAGATGTTAAGATAATAATGTCTTTAATATCTGCGAGACAAAAGTCTTGCATTC